CAATATCCATCATTGCTCATGCAATCAATACTTACAACTAGCTAACAGCAAGCCACTAACTGAATGCGAATGAGAATGATTCGTACTAGCTAGATGATAATGAGATGCAATTGCGAAGTGGGGGGGGGTATCGACCTTTTTAGCAAGTGATACCTCCTTTGACCTATGAAACCTCTCTAAATTTTCTAAAGTTTTTACCTATTTCCTACCAACTTCTTGCCATCTATCACTTTTGATCTACAGCTATCTCTCAAATATTTCCTAGAATCTGACACAAGCATTTCCAGGATCCCCAATTAGTATCTAACCATTCCATGATAGAATCTAATTATTGAATTAGGAGCCAGTCATGTCAGAAGTCACATCAGCTACATCAATCCCAGCATACACTGGTACCCAGGGGCGCGCCCTAGAACTCCTGGGAGATGGAATACAAGCATCCATTGTAGCTCAAACACTAGGAGTAAGTGAGAGTTATGTTTCACAACTCCTAGCAGATGAGATGTTTTTACGTGGAGTTGTAGAACGCCGCTATGAACATTTAGCTCGCCATAACAAACGAGATGCAGAGTATGATTCAGTAGAAGATAAATTATTAGAGAAATTGAAACAAACATTACCATTGCTTTTTGACCCAATGAAAATAGCAAGAGTACTTCAGACTGTAAATGCAGCTAAGCGACGTGGCCAATCAGATCCAGCTTCCATTACACAGCAAAATGTAATTGTAAATCTCCTAATGCCCACTAAAATCATCGATAGATTTCAAATTACTAAAGATGTCAATAACCAAATTATTGAAGCTGGCAATCAGAAACTAGTAACTATTGGATCGAATACATTACTTGATAGAGTGAAACAATCTCAACAGAGACAATTAGAAGTAGGAGTAGTAAATGGTGAACAGCAAAATGGAATTACTGCTAGTGGAACTTCGAGCTAACCTTACTCTCGAACAAGTACAAGAACAAAATGCAGTGCAACTTGCAACTGCTGAAAAACTTCGTCTTGCAAATAAAGCTAAAGCAGAAGTAATTCTTAAAACAATTAAAATGGGACTTGCACGTAACAATGGCTAAATCAGTTGATGAGATGTTACAGGCTTTGGGAGAAGTTGCTCCTACAATTATTCCCCAGATCTCAAATATACCTGAGATGGAATTGGCACCTGTACAAGAATCAGCTTTCAACTCTCAGGAAGTTATAGAGAATGCTAGAGAGTCATTAGATTTTCTAGCCGCCCTTGCACTCCCGTTGATTTTCAAATATTTCTTTCCTCCAGTTTTCATCTCTGTATGGAAATGGTTAAGATCTTATGCTCACCAAGTTCGTGCATTCCCACAACTTGCACTTGGTCTTCCGCGTGGCTTTGGTAAAACAACAGTAATTAAATTATTTGTTCTTTATTGTATTCTTTTCACTAAGAAACAATTCATCCTTGTAATTTCTGAGACTGATCGTAAAGCAATTTCTATCATTGCTGACATATGTGATATGTTAGATGAACCAAACATTAAAAAATTATTTGGTGATTGGAAAGTAGGAGCTGAAATAGATCGCCAAGATATGAAGAAATTCGGCTTTCGTGGTCGAAATATTATGTTAAAAGCTGCAGGTTCTGGTACTGGAATTCGTGGTATTAATGAAAAGAATCTACGTCCAGATGTAATGATTTTCGATGACATTCAATCTCGTGAGGACGCAGATTCTCCAACTATTTCGGAAGCATTAGAAACTTGGATGTATGGTACTGCAATGAAAGCTAAATCACCTGAAGGGTGTATGTTTCTTTTCATTGCTAATATGTATCCCACTAAGTGGTCTCTCCTACGTAGATTAAAAAGAAATCCTAAATGGATTAAATTCATTGCTGGCGGTATTCTAGAATCTGGGGAGTCTTTGTGGGAAGATCTACAACCAATTGAACAATTACTAAATGAATTTGAGAACGATGTAGCAGCTGGTCACCCAGAGATCTTCTTCGCAGAAGTTCTAAATGATGAGAATGCGGCCTCTAATAATCTCATTGATTTATCTAGACTTCCAGTTCCTCGTTTCGATTGGGATGAACCTGCAGCTGGCCGCTTCATAGTAGTTGATCCTGCAGCTAAATCTAATCCAACTTCAGATGCCGTCACTGTTGCATATGCAGAAGTACACGATTCATTACCTTGTTGGAGAGAAATTGATGAAGATAGAATGTCTCCAGGAGAATCTATACGTAGAGCTCTGATGATGGCATTGAAGCATGGTGTGCGAGTAGTTGGTGTAGAAGCTACAGCATATCAAGCAACTTATGCTTGGTGGTTTCAATACATTTGTCTCCAGTATGGAATTACTGGAATTGAGTGTGTGGAACTGTATACAGGTACAATGTCTAAAAATGCTCGTATTCTTTCCATGCTAAAAGCATATGCAGCTGGGGAGTTCTATATCCATCCAGATGCACAGCCTCCAGCGCACTTACAAATCACCCAGTTTAAACCACTTAAAAGAGATAATACAGATGGAATTCTAGATTGTCTCTGTTATGGTCCTAAGATGATTGAAGAATTTGGGCATCTAATTGAGTCTTATACAATCATTGAATCTCAAGAGTACGATGCAATTCCAGTATTAGAACATAACTCACCCTTTTAAAATCTTCATATGTTAACCATCCCCAATGTTTTCGCAGATGAGAAAGCAGTTAAGATCTGGTTATCGAGAATGAAATTACGCTTTGGTGATGATTGGAAGTTAGTAATCTATAAAACACTGTATATATCTGGAATGGATAAATCTTCCATTCACCCCCTGATTAAGAAACATTTGAATAGGAAGAAGCCATGACCGCTAATACTAATATGAGTACACTTCTTTCTAAGAAACAGCAAGAAGGTTTGATTCAATTTCATAAACAATGTTACCAAATGCTAAATCAGCAATGGAACATCAGGGAGCAATTACGACAAGTTGATCTTGCTTTCATGAGAGAAATTGACTATACACAGGAAAATATACGAGCTCGTCTTGCAAATATGTATGGCGATCCTTCGCGCTACCAAAATATAACAATGCCGATTGTAGCTCCCGCAGTAGAGAATGCTGTTGCTTACCAAGCATCCATCTTTCTAACTGGTGAACCACTTTTTCCAGTAGTGTCGGATCCAGCTAACATGGATGCGGCAATGCAAATGGAAACAATTATTGACAATCAAGCAACTCGGGGCAATTGGATTCGTCAACTACTTCTATTCTTTGCGGATGGTTTTAAATACAATCTCTCAGCCATTGAAGTTAGTTGGCAAGATATTGTAACTCCTGCATTTGAAACGGATATGGGCTATCATGGTGGAAAGCAAGGAAAACCAAAAGAAGTTATATGGTCTGGAAATTGCGTTGAACGATGGGATCCTTATAATATATTCTTTGATTCCCGCTACACTCCAGCAGAAATTCCGGAACGAGGCGAGTTTGTTGGTACTACTAAGTTGTATACTCGTACGGAACTCAAAACATTTATCGCTAAACTCCCTTATAAAATTAATGCAAATATCATTGCCGCATTTGAATCCGGTGGAGGTTTCTCAGCTGGTGGGTATAGTCCCGGTGGTGTTGAATCATACTTCATTCCGCAGGTTAACCCGTGGGCACTTATCAACAAAAATCCTAGAGCAACTACGGATTGGATGATGTGGGCAGGAGTAACTGGGGGAGAAAACAAAGTACAATATAAGAATATGTATGAAGTTACAACTCTTTATGCACGCTTGATTCCATCTGATTTCTCACTCTCAGTACCTGCCCCTAATACTCCTCAAGTCTGGAAACTTATTATTGTAAACCATCAAGTATTAATTTTCGCAGAACGCCAAACCAATGCACATAATCTAATCCCAGTACTTTTTGGCCAACCGAAAGAAGATGGACTTATGTATCAAACAAAGTCTCTAGCACAGAATGTACGTCCATATCAGGATGTTTCTAGTGCTCTAGTGAATTCTATGATCCACTCGCGTCGCCGAGCAGTTTCCGACCGCGTACTCTATGATCCTAGCAGAGTCTCTGAGAAACATATTAATTCTGAGAATCCATCAGCTAAGATTCCAGTGCGTCCTGCAGCTTACGGTAAGCCACTTCAAGAAGCAGTATATGCATTTCCATTCAACGACAATCAGCTCCCAGATATTCTACAGTCTGTTCAATTCTTTTCTGGTCTCTCTAATCAACTTGTAAATCAAAACTCTGCACGACAAGGTCAATTCACCAAAGGAAATAGATCAGCTCACGAATATGCAGATATTATGTCGCATGCGCAGGCTCCAGATCAAGTCATTGCGATGCTCTATGAGGCACAAGTATTTTCAAGACTTAAACTAATTCTTAAAACAAATAACATGCAGTTTCAAGCTGGCGATCAACTCTATAATCGACAATCGAAATCTATTGTAACTATTGATCCTATTGCACTCCGTAAATCTATTTGTGAATTCAAACTAGCTGATGGTCTCAATCCTGCAGATAAGATGGTCGATTCAGATACACTACAAGTATTTATGCAAATGGCTTCAACTCCTGGATCGCCGCTAGCACAACAATTTGACATTGGCGCTCTTATGACTTATTTCCTTAAAACTCAAGGAGCTAAAGTTAATGATTTCCGCAAATCACCACAACAGATTGCATATGAAACTGCGATGTCTAATTGGCAGCAAGCACTGCAAATGGTTATGGAAGGAGTTGGCACAATAATTAAAGCGGCTGCTCCTGAACAGTTCACACAACTAGTTAAAGAATTTCAGGCACTTATTCCTCCTATGCCACAAGCATCTCAGTTTGGTATTGGTCAGAACGGGCCTGGTGGAAGTCCTGGGGGCCCATCCTCAGTAACAAGTTCTGATCAACAACAATCTCAACAGAGTCCGCTAGGTCAACAAATGGCAGGTGCTGTTTCAGGAGGTCAGTGATGTTTGAAACTATAGATAATCCACTATATGAAGAATTAGATAAAGCAATGCAGGATATATCAGAAGACTATAAACAAACAGGAGAATCCTGATGCCAACCCCAGCCCCATCTAGATTTCAATCTTGGGAGTTCACTGAACAAGAGAATCGTTCAGCCTCTACTCTTAATGATTTCCAAAAGAAAAAGATACAAACTTTACAGTGTGGTATTGCTGAACAACTTCTTAATGTAGAAGCAGCTACTCCAGGAGATATTCAGGAAGCAGAGATTCAACGTGCATTTCTTAAAGGTCAACTACAGATTCTTTCTTTCCTTCTAGAAATGTCAGCATCTATGGAGTTGCAAATCAATACAGATGAGTATGAAAGGCATCAAACTGCAGTTGCAGTACAACAACCAGAAGGTCCCAATCTTTTTCAAGAATTTCGTAAATCAGAATCTTCTTCTAAATCACAGGAGTAATTATCATGGCTGGTGGACTTATTGATCGTATGTTTGGTTCTGGTGCTCGTCATTCCTCACTTCCTGGAACTGCACCCGTTGTACCTGCACAACAGCAGCAACCTGGCCAGATTCCACAAGGAACTGGAACTCCCGCAGCGGGAACTACTGCAACTGGCGCAAATGGTACTAATCCTACTAACGGGACAGGAGCTACTGCGGCCGGGGCTGATGCAACTAAATCCCCATTCGCAGAGTTTGAATCATTGTGGCAACCTGCACTTGGTCCTGATGGCAAACCACTACAAGTTACTACTGATCCGCTTTATACAGTAGATGGAACTAAAGTATTGGAAGCTGCCCGGAGAACTGATTTTAAGTCCTCTATTACTCAGGAACAAATGCAAGCAATTGCTAAAGGTGGACCTGAAGCAGTTCAAGCAATGCTGTCTGCAATGGAAAATATGTCACAATTAGCTTACGCTAATGCGGCAGTTGCAGCTACTAGGATTGCCGAACAAGGTATCACTAAAGCACTCTCCCAAGCCGAAGGCCGGCTACCAGGTCTGATTCGCAATCAACAACTTAGCGAATCTCTGACTGCAAAAAATCCCGCTCTGTCAAATCCTGCTGTTGCTCCTTTGGTTGAAATGGTTAAATCCCAGTTCATCCAAAAGAATCCTACTGCTACTACAGCAGAGATTCAAGCTTCTGTAGATAGTTATTTTCTAAAAGTTGGATCTGCATTTAATCCAACATTGGTAAATAAGGAAGCTGCAGAACTTGCAACCCAGGCAGCAAAAGATAATGAATGGGATAAGTTCTTTGGATCTGAGCAGGATACCGGCGGTCCTAATTTCAATTTCTAGTAGTTATTTGAATTAACTGAATGGAGAAATATCATGGGTTACGGTGTTGGTATTCAATCTGGTATGGTTCGTCCAGTAGTTAAGAATGCCGATGGTTCAATGGGCTCTGCGCCAGCTGGTTATGGCAACACTGATAACCCAGGGGTACTTTCAGGGGTACTTTCAACTGTCGGTGCTGGTACTCTTCTTAATGCACTGCTTGATGGACAGTTTATTTATCGCACAGGTTCAACAGCTGCATTTACAGATACAATTGACACTGCTACCAATTTGGACAACGGTATTGGTGGTGGTATGAATCCTGGCGATAATATGGTTATTTGGTATTCTAACCAAGTAGCCTTTGCAGCAACTATTGCAGGAGCCGCCGGGGTAACTTTGAAGTCTACCAAGACTTCTATCGCAGCTTCTGCACTTGGGATGTTGGTATTGCAAAAGGTAACTTCTGCAGTTCCCAATCTTCCAATCGGTGTTAACTCGCAAGGTCAGCAAGTACCGACTTATGCAAGTCAGGGCACTTATAATTTGTACGTAATGTAATTGGTCTAGCTTAGTCTAATTACCCACTCAAATCTACGGAGAATATCATGAGCGTTGGTATTTTTTCTACTGGCCAACTTACACAAGATCTGGCTCGTAAATCATTTGCAGGTATGATTACTCGTCTGATGCCAAATGGTAATGCACCATTGTTTGGTATGACAAGTATGTTGGAAACTGAAACTGCAGTTCAGATTGAACATGGCTTCTTCACTAAGACCATGCTCTTTCCGCAATTGCAACTTTCGGCAGCTGGTCAGCTAGCAGCAGATACCACATTCACTGTAGTTTCAACTGTAAATGTGCTACCTGGCATGATTATGACTGTGCCCACTACTGGTGAAAACGTTATTATTAATAATGTGATTTCGCCTACTACAGTTTCTGTAGCTCGCGGAGTTGGTACTGTTGCTGCAGCTAATATTGGTGCAAATGCATTCATGTACCAAGTAGGTAATGCGTACGAAGAATCTTCGCTTCGTCCGAATAGCCTGATTATCAATCCGGTACGTATCACAAATCTTACGCAAATCTTTCGTAATACTTGGGCGATTTCCGAAACGATTCGTGCAACGGAAATGATTGCAGGTGAAACTAATATTGCTGAATCACGAATTGATTGTGCTGCATTCCATTCGAAAGATATTGAGACTGGTCTCTTCTTTGGTCAAAAGTCTCAAGGAACTCGTAATGGACAGCCATTCCGTACGATGGATGGTCTTATCAATATTGTAGGTAATATTGCTTACTACCCATCCTACTACTCCGCACCTAACGTGTATACTGCAGCTGCTACTACCAACTACACTCAATTCGAAGCAATGTTTGATCCGCTGTTCAATCAAGCAACTGATCCTAAAGTTGCTAATGAGCGCGTACTGTTTTGCGGAGGTGTTGCTAAGAAGATTATTAACAACATTGGCCGTTTGAATGGTACGTACTACATGGTTGATGGTCAAACTAGTTGGGGGCTGCAATTCTCCACTATTAAGATTGCTCGTGGTACTTTCCGACTGATTGAACATCCACTATTCAATTCCAATAGTACTTGGGGTGCAATGGCAATTGGTGTAGATCTTTCTACTTTCCGTGTAGCTTATCTTGGGGATCGTAAGACTCAGAATCGTGAATTTAACTCTTCTGGGGATGTCGCACAAGATAATGGTATTGACGCAGTTGGTGGTACTCTTACTACGGAAATGACTTGTGTAGTTAAGAATCCTCCTGCAAATGGTGTAGTTTATGGATTCACTGCAGCTGCAAATGGTTGATTGTACCAATCACTAAAACTGATTCATGGGGCCGTTGGTATTTGGCGGCTGTTTGTAGGCCGCCACTTTTTATTCTCGCCTTCTGTCCCATCTTCTAACTAATGGAGCCTACCATGTCAGATATGCTTAAGATTTATAAATCACGTCTTGCTCGTATTCAGTATTGTTTTCGTGATGGTACTACTGCAGTTTTCGCTCCACGTACTCATACAGGTGTGGGTAACTATCTCACAAAAGATCCTGATCGCATTAAAGAATTGGATGAAGTTTGTAAAAATCATCCACATCTGTATGTAGACAAAGAAGATATGGAAGTTGAAGAACATTTGGCAGATCCTGCAGTTGCATATCGTGAACAAATTTATGCACAGGCTCGTCAAGATGTAATTGCTGAACTCGGAGATCCTAACCAAATGCAAGGAGTGTCTAAGTTGGATCTCCTGAAAGCTGGTGGGTTAAACGCAGCTAAACAAGTTGATGCAGGTACAACTGAGAATAAACCTGCTCTTGGCGGAATTTCCAATTCTACCACTGCAGCAGCAACGTCCGCTGAAAGTAATACAAAATAATTAGTCTTACATAAAAGTAAATCTAACAGGAGCGGCAGATGGCATTCTCAGATATTGTAAACCAAGTTTATATCTACACTAATCGTCCAGATCGTGTAAATGAGACTGCTGCTGCCGTAACTGCTGCTACTTTGTGGGCCCACCACTCAGATTTCTATTACAAAGATCTAGTAGAAATTCCTTGTGTATTTGAAGCGCTTGCATATCTTCAACAAGTTCCACTTTCTTTTTTCAATCAATTTAGAGCACTCAAATATATTCGTAAATACTATCCAGGAACTGGTCCAAATAATCCTCCTTCACAAGATCAATCTCCTAATAACCTTCCACCTCTTTATGGAATGTATTATGATCCTGGGGCAAATCTACCAGATGGCCGCTTCTTTAAAATTATAACTCCTGACAATGTATTAGATTCTTATAGAATTAATAAGATAGATGTAGCTTATGTAGCAGGTCAAACAATTCAATTACGCTCTGGAGATTATTTCCAGTATGCACTTTGTGGATATTACTCTCACCCGATCGCTACTCAGAATGGATATACTTCTTGGGTAGCAAATGAATACCCAGATCTAATTGCATTTCGTGCTTCTGAGATTGTTCTTAAAGCAATTGGATTTGACGAGTCAGCTCAATTCTATGCTCAAATGGCAGCAGAATTACTTGCTCAGATGCAGTTCTCTAATATTGTAGCTGAAGGAGAATAATAATGTCTTCCGTATGGGAACCAGTTCCTCCAGTTGCAGGATCAGTACCAGTTCCTAGATATGGTTCTACAGCTGCTAGGCCTATTCTAGTACCATATCTCTATTTTGAATATTTTGATACAACTTTAGGATTTCCTATTTACGCAACTACTTTAATCCCGGTATCACCGGCTCTTGTTATTGTATGGGTTGATGCAGCAGGTGCTATATGCTAAAACAAATTATTTCTAAATTATTTCTGAGTGTATTTCTGATTTCGCAACTTGCGATTGCTCAGACATTTCCAGTACAAAATATTAATGTACAAGGTCAGATTCAACTGAATGGAGCACCTGGAGCTGCAGGTACTTATTTGCAGTCACAAGGTGCGGGACAGCCAAATATATGGGTACCCGTAGCAGCTAGTGGTTTACCTGTTTATGATGTATTTGGTGCTTACGGTGGAAATATTGCGAACGCAGTTGCTGCTGCTAACACAACGGGTGGTATCCTTTATTTTGCAGCAAATAAGACTTTCACCACGTCAATTCAAAATAATTTAAATGCTAATGTTTCAGTAGTATGTGCGCCAGGTTCTGTAATTGAGACTACTTCTGCAACTGCAGGAATTTTTGTGCAGAATGGAGATAATACAGTTAATACTGGATGTAATTATACTGCTACAATTCAACAGACTGCAGGAGATTTTGTAAAACTTACAGGATATGAAACTGTAATTCGTGATTTTCAAATGACAAGTCCGTATAATGGAGTAGAAATTGATGGAACTACTCAAGTTATAGATCACGGATTTATTAATTCATCTGTAAATAATAGTATGCTCTGCACTCTTGCAGGGGATGCTCATATTTATGGAGTCACTTCTAATAATGGGTTCAATTTCAATGGCTATATTTCTGGTACTACCCTTACAGTTACAACTGCCGCGCCCCTTAATTCATTGGGTACGGGGCAAACTATAAGTGCGACTGGTGTAACAGGCGGAACTAGAATTACCGCATTAGGTACAGGTACTGGTGGAGTGGGTACATATACAGTTAATAATTCACAAACAGTAGGATCTAGTGGGTCTCCTGTACAAATTAATTCTTTTGGTACTGGTACGGGCATTGAAGTAACTGGTGCCGGCGGTGGTGCTGGATGTGCATTAACTGCAGAAGGTAATGGTATTCTTGAAGGACAGTATTCTATTGTAATGGCACCTCCAAGTGGTGCTAGTGTATTTCTACTCGCATCTGATAATTATCTAGATAATGCAGCTATTTCTTCTGTATTGGTTGCTCCTCTGTCAGGTGGAACTGTAGGCTACTTAAAAATCGCAAATGGTGAAATTGGAGTTAATTCTACTAGTCAGCCAGCAGTAAATATAGATGCTCCTGCTGGGTCTGGAATAGGTACCCTTGTAATTTCAGGCAACTCTATATACTCATATCAAACAAATTCTCAAGCTGGGATTCTATTTCAGCCTACTATAGCCCCAGCATCTGCTATGATTACTGGGAATGATATTGGGATATTTGGTCAAGGATTTGCAGCTGGTATTTCTCTTAATTATTCTTCTGGATCTTCCAATGTGATAGCTACAGGTAATTCATTGAAAGGGTCTACGGCAGCTTTTTTCTTTAGTAATACTTCAGATACTTCTTGTCTTTTTGCTCAGAATAAACTTAATGGCTCTTCACATACTGGTACTGGGTGTAATCAAAATAACAACTATTAATTACTGAGAATTTATCATGTCACAAGTCAGATATAGAGCTAACCTGAGTGCTAAAGATTTTGTATTTGCAGCTCAGAATTGGGGACGGTCTGTTATACTTAAACAATATGACCAGAATTTTTCACGTCAAATTGTATCTCCAACAGATCCTGATAAAGATATTGGTATTCCCCAAATTTTCTATTGCCACAATGTAATGCCAGCTGCTCAAGGATTTCAATCAGTTGGGTATTTAAATCAGATAGAAAATACAAACATTCCTGGGACTGCATTCCCTTATCAAATTATTGATGTTCCTTCGATGTCGGGAGTTGCAGGAAAACTATTATTCTCTCTTGTTGACGATACTCCAGGACAAACAGTTTATAATATGTACAGCTGGGCAGAAGGTGATGCTGCTTGGATCTATCAAACTAACGTGACTCTATCTTCTGCCCAATATAATAGACTTCTTATAACCTCAGCATTCGTAAATGGTTTACTCTATGTATATATTCCATTGACAGGTTGTTGGTCATGGAATGGCAGTGCTTGGACTCCAGTAACACTAACAGGTCTAAATGAATCAATTGTAGTTGGTATTATTGAATCCTTCGGATATATGATTGCTTGGACACAGACTACAGTTGCTTGGTCTTCTACACTTACTCCTACTGACTTCACTCCAAGTCTTGAAACTGGTGCCGGCGGTGGTGGAGTAGAAGGTGCTCAAGGTGACCTCTACATTCTTTATCCTCATATTTTTGGATTCATAGTATTTACAGATAAGAATTGCGTATCAGCAGTTTATTCTGGCAATGTTCGTTATCCATTCAATTTTCGCAAGATCATTGGGGGTGGAGGTATTTCACAAAGCTCAGTTAATATGGGCGCCATTGATCCAGAATCTGGTAATCTATATGCGTACACAACTGCAGGCCTTCAACTTATCTCGGTAACTCAAGCACAAGTTGTATTTCCTGAACTTGCAAACTACATTGGAGGATCGCGTTTTGAAGACTTCAATGATACTACTCTTGCATTCACTGAAACTGATGGAACTGCTGGCTTCATAGATCACTGTGTTCACGTAGTATCTAATAGATACCTTGTAATTTCTTACGGTATTCTTACTCTTAATCCTCTCACTTATACCCATGCTCTGATCTATGATACTGCAATGAAACGTTGGGGTAAATTAAAATTTACCCACATGACTGCAGTGGAAAATCCAGCTAATGCCTCTGGAGAATTTACAACTAGATCCAATTTCTGTCTTCTGGATCCTACTGGTACACTCTGGCAAGTAGATTTCGGATTCATGGCTACTTCTGGGGGAACTATGATTCTAGGAAAATATCAACATTCTAGAGATCGTATGATTACATTGGATCAAGTAGATGTTGATTTTGTAGAGAATACTGCAAATTTAAATGTGTATGATATGGTTACATATGACGGTAAAACATTTCAGACACCTGTATTGATTCTACCGATTACAGCTAACAATGCTCCCCAGTATCCTACCCGTCTGACTGGAATGAATCATTCTCTCATTTTTCAAGGAATTTTCACACTAGATTCTTTGATGCTTACCTACCATATTAACGGACGGAGATAGAAGTGAGTACACCTTCAACTTCCGGCTACTCATCATCAATAGATACTGGACTCCAACCGATTCCAGATCTAACAAATATTTCATCGCCAGATAAATTAGCATTTCAATTCATTCAACTTTATAATGCAGTTGGTATTCTAGCTCAAGCAATTGACGATTACACCGGTAATACCCCACAATCAAATTCTAATCCAAACGCGCCCCCAGAAAGTACAGTGTTGGTAGGCAATACTGCTAACATGTGGTGCGTAGCCAATGCTGCTATCAATGCAGGTTTTCTAGTAACTCTTATCAATTCATCAGGAGTTACTAAAGCCGAACTTGCAAGTGCTGGATCAAAGACTACTCCGGCAATGGGTATGTCAATGAATTCAGTTGCAGCTGGGGCTCAATTACAGGTTCTCTTACTTGGTCTATTTAATTTTGGCGGCTCTGTAACTCCTGGTCAAATGTACTATCTTTCTAATTCAGTGCCTGGGGGACTTTCTACCTCTACAACTGGATACGTAACTGGAAATATAGTTCAAGCAGTTGGATTTGGTGTGGATACTGAATCTATCTTTTTCAATCCTACTCTTACATTCCAACAACTCTAGTCAATCATGAACCAATTCAATAATCATCTCCATTACGATCAGTCTGGATTAGATCTTACAGAGCATTCGGAATCTGATGGATCTCCTAGACTTAAAGCATTCTGGGATCCTACTGGACATCTTTGGACTTGTGGCTATGGACACACTCGTGGCGTTAATGCAAATACTGCATGTACTCCTGAATTAGCTCAGCAATGGCTTCTATCAGATGTAGCTGAAGCTGTATTTGCAGTGAAGTATTATGTAGATGTAGAACTTACCCAAGAAGAATTTGACGCACTTGTAGATCTTTGTTTCAATATTGGATCTGGAAATTTCCAGAGATCCACATTGTTAGATCTTCTGAATAAAAAAGATTATATCGGCGCCCAACAAGAGTTTGCTTCATGGGATCGCTCTGGGGGACAAGTTTTACCAGGACTTAAATCTAGGAGAGCCGCCGAAGCAATACTATTTCTTCTAGGTACTGATTTCACTCAACAGAAATCAGCAAATCCCTAATGCTGTATCTTAGTTTAACAGCTTAAACTTCAGTGAATCAGGAGGTACTATGCCAGTAGATGATAAAGATTTCTACCATATGCAGGCACATATGCATTTCCAAGATGAGAAATTGCTTAAAATGAAAGAAGAATTTAAAGAAGATACACAAGAGATTAAAACAGATATTAAAGAAATGAAACAACAGCTTGCAGAATTGATAAATCATATGAACCAAAATAAAGGTTCACATCGTACGTCGATTTTCTATGCTGGACTCTTCGGTGCAATCTTGGCTGGTATTAGTGAATATATACTTTATTATGTTCTTCAAAAATAAATACAAATCTATACAGAGGCGCCCTATGAAAGATACCAATTCTCAAACAATGAGAAATATAATTGAAGGTATTGTAGCTATTGCTGTAATCGGTGCCTGTGCAGCTGGTGAAGGATTGCTACTTTTCAGGGGCGCCCCGGCAGGAATTGATGGAGTTGTTCTAGGTAAGATCCTCGGAACACTAGATGCAGCAGCTATGATTGTATTACAATATTACTTTGGATCTACTCGTTCCTCTATGCAACAGGTGGATGCAATCACAGCTATTGGTCAAGCAGCAGCAAATACTCCTATCCATATTACTATGCCTGATGGATCAACTACTCAGACATCAGTTGCTCAGGAACAGGCTAGACAAACACAGCCGACTGTGGAATCACAATTAGATCCACAATCAGATAATGCTTCTCACATGTAATGGGGAACTCAAATGGCAATCGCTGCAGATAACTCACTAGGAAATTTGGGTTCTATCCTCCAATCAATTCCTGGTTTGGCAGAATCAGTTAATGGTTCTACCACTACAACGAATTCTAGTATCTCACCTCAAGGTCTCCAGTATCTACTTACGCAGCTGCTTTCCTCTAATCAAGGACTTGCAGCAGTTTCTGGTGGACAGAATACAGCTGGTATGTATAATTCCACCGTACAATCTCAGATGGTGAACCAACTTCTAACTAATGAAGCGGGCGAAGTAGCTAGTAAGGATGCAACAACAGTAGCTACTAAGGCGCCTACATTAAATCTTGGTCAAGTTCTACTCCAAGGAGCAGCAGGTCTTATCGGTACTAAAGTACTAACTAAAGGTGTAGACTCTCTTGGTAACTCTCTCGGTTCTACTTTAGGTATTGGAACTGGAGAAACTACTGCAGGTGGAGATGCAGCTGCAGGATCTTTGTTATCTTCGACTACTGGATCTGGAGCTGGTGCATTTACTGGAGCTGGATCAACAGCAGGTATGACTGGAGCTGTAGCAAATGCTACAACTGCTGGGGCAGCGGCTAGTGATGCTGGTGCAGCAGGAGCAGGAGTTGCAGGTGGATTAGATTCTGCAGTTGGTGCAACTGGTGCAGGAGCTATTGGATCTGCTCTTGGCTCAACATTAGGAATTACTGGAGCAGCTACAGCAGCCTCTACTGCTGGTGGACTTGCAGCAGGAGGTGCTACTCTTGGTGGATTAGGAGGTGCAATTGGAGGCGATGTTGCAGCCTCTACAGCTGGAATTGCTGCGGCAGAAGGAGTTGGTGATGCCGCCGCTGGAGCAGGAGCTAGTGAAGGTATCGGTGATGCAATTATGGCAGGTATTGCAGCATGGGTAGTTTGCACTGAATTGGAATCTACTGGTGAGATGAGTCATGAAACATACTCTAATGCTGCTCCTGATTTTGTTCAGCGTATGCGACTCAAACCTAGTGCTGTTCGTGGTTACCATTATTGGGCTGTTCCTTATACACGACTTATGCGCAGACGAGATATTATCGGCCGCATTGCAAGAACTGTTATGAAACCCATTGCTAATGGTAGAGCAGAAATGATTAATGGTAGACCTAATTTCTTTGGGTATCTTACTTTTCTTGTGATCGAACCTATTTGCTCTATACTTGGAAATACAGTAGCAAGGAAGCCGCAAGATTGGAAGTCACTGTATTCTAAGAGTGGAGAATAACCATGGCTGGTCCACTACCTGATGACAGTTCAGTGTTAGCAGCTCTCGGTGTTGGTTCACCTGGAGTTCCTCCTTTGCCCCCAGGATTGCCAGGCAGTGGTATGGATCCCAATGGAACTCCTAGTAATCAACCTGCACAATCTATTCCAGTTTCTAAAGTAAATCCATCTGGACTAGATCTCTCACAAATTATTGGAAATCAACAAGCTAGTCTTGTGAATGCACAAACTCAGATGGCTTCTGATTTTAGCCAGATTAATACAATTTCCAATGCAGTAACTAAGGCAACTCAAGCTAGTGGTGCAGATGATATCGCCACCACTTCTCAACAAGCTTCAGGACTTCTTGCTGCTCAGAGTGCGGCGAGAGGAGTTGCATCCTCTTATGGGGGCAATCCAGATGATGTATCTTTCATCATGAATAAACTGGGGGCTCAGTGGATGGATACTGAATCTCAACGATTGGCAGCTGAAAAAGTTGTACAACAGAAACAATCAGTATCTTTTATGGATGACCCACTTACCTGGCTCTCCAATAAAATGTCTATTAATACCGACATCAATAATTATAATAATTTAGAAGAACAATCCAACGAAATTTATGATCAACTAAATAAGATCAATGATCTGAATACTTCAACTGCCCAGTCTATGCGCGCAATTGCTAAGACTCAGACTGCGGCAACAGTTGCTGCTACTACAGATGCCGCAGCTCAGAAAGCTAATATCGCGAATGCAAATGCTCAGTTACAGGGTATTCTTTACAATGTAAAAGGCATTGACGCAGTAACTCAGATGGGACAAGACCAAGTAGATAATTCTGTTAAAGGCGCACAGACTGCAATTGCTGCGGGGCATTTGGCAGTTGCACAACAACAGCTTACTATTATGTCTCAAGAGCAAACCGAGAAAGCTGGACTGTATGCCCAGGAAATTAAAGATAAACAGGCAGCCGATGCTAGTGACCAGTTGGTAGCAGATACAACTAATAGAGGCCGCGCTGCAATGGGACTTCAGCCTTTGCCCGCTGCTAAAATCTTTACTATGTTCAAACTTGGTGGAGAGGCGGGAGATGCATTGAAGAGTCAGTACTCAGTTGGAGCTACCAGCGATGCCGTAGGTAAACCAATAATTGCCCCTTCAGCTGGTACTGCTGCCCGCGTTCTAGCAATGAATGCATCGCCGATTTCAGTTGTTAACCCGGCAGTTAAACCAGTTACTGATCTACTGCAATCATCTTATAATACAGCACGCAATCCATCCAATGCTCAAATGATGGGCATTAATCCTAGAGATGTTTCCACAGTGGACTCCGCAGTCTCCGGGCTAGTTAATAACTCTCTTCTACAAATGGGGGCTAATATTAAAGCCGGTGATTCAAGCAATATATATCAGGCGCCGCCTCTCACCAGTCTCGCCTCTCTTGCATCAGTTAAATCTAACCCACTTTATAACTCTGTACTCGCGCCTCAAGTAAAAGCTGGCATGTCTGAAACTGATCCTGTTAAAATTATGGAACTTACGGTGTCTGCAATTGACCAAGGTCAAATTTCACTAAAAGACGCAGTGAACGGATACTCATCACTTTTCACTTCTGCAGTTGCAGTAAACAATGCTACTAAAGATTTTACTCGTTTTGGTATTGCACCCCAGTCTGGGTATACAACTGAGGTGAATCATCTAGGTGTGTTTGGTGGATCAGTCAAAGTTGATCTTACAAACAAAGCACAAGTATCAACTATGTTTATGAAGTATATGTCCAGTTCGGCAGGTCTCGATCAGTCACAAGGATATAGTCCTGAGGGAACTGTGATGGATGCATTGACTGGTGCAAGTAAAATATATACACCGACAGGAGCTAAGTGATGGGACTATTAGATAACAATACTGGATCCCAGACTAGCGGTTTAGATATGGGATCTGGTAATGGTACTGAATCTTCTGGTGAATCCTCCCAGTCAGACTATACTGCAGCTCCTAGTTACCAAGTTGGAGCTGATGCCCATAATTATGGAAATAACAATTTCGCAATTACTGATCCATCTACTTGGGGTCAAGCTCCTGCAGATATTACTAAATTTGTAGTTGGCAGTGCAGTCTCTGGACTGACTTCTATTTATAACTCTGGTGTAACAGTTGGAAATTGGTTGGGTGCCGATGCAGAGAAAGCAGATACAAATGAGGTTATGTCATCTATAGATGATGATCTGGGACAATACTACCAACAACATAAGACTGGTGAAGATCTTCTTGGGTTCATAGCGACCTCTCTTATTCCTGGGTCTTTCGGAGTAAAAGTATTTAATGCTGGCCAGAAAGTACTTGGGGGAGTGGAACTTGCAGGAATGGGAGGAAATCTAGCTAGAGCTACGGGACTTCTCCCAGATGCAGCTGAAATGTTTGCACGTAGTGCGGCCTCTGACATTGCGGCCTCTGGAGCAGAAATCAGTTCTGTTAATGGAAATGCAATTAAAGCCTTAGCTTCTGGTATTGGTCAGAACTTTCTAGAGGGCGCCGCTTTCACTACTGCTGTACAAGCTACCATGTTTCAATCCCCTATTCTATCAGATCAAGATGGTTGGGATATTGCAAAGAATATTCTAACTGGGGGTCTCTTACAAGGAGTTATTGGTGGGGCATTCACAGCAGCTAAAGTACTAGGAATTGCTAAACGTGGTATTACTGCTGCAGATGAAGTACTCTCTCCATCAACTTTCATCAATGAACTCCCATCAACTGCTAGTGCTTCTGACCGTATTGTTGGTAGACTGGATGATTTAGCCCAAACTCCCCAAATAAATTCTCTGGATGATTTCACCAAATATATGAATGCGGTCAATCCAAATTCAGTAGATTTGGATGCACAAGCACTTTATAATCGTTTCCAGTCAAATGTAGAAAATAGATCAACGCGACTCACACAACTTATTCAACAAGATACACATGAATTAACTGGAGGTGACGCAGATCTTAGTGAGCTGACAACTCATATGCTTACTGGTACAGACCCAGTACAAGCATCTGGAAATATGGAACAGATGTTAGAAATGGGCCGGCTGAATACACCACTGAAAACTGAGCAACAAATTCTAGCCAGAGCTGCAGGTAAGGGATTTCTGGAGCCAATAGATGAATCAGAATCTGCTGGACCTACCGCAGCTGGAAATAAGTCAATTCAGTATGTCAAACTCTTTGGTGAAGATGCAGGTACGCAAGTTGCATCGCGTCCAACGTCAGAACTTACTTCGCTTGCGGATCGTTTTGATGATGTCCAAGGTAAAGTACAATCCTATAGATTTGGACCGATTGCTAATTTTGGCAAAATCGCTGGGACAGATTTAGATCAAACTGAAGCTAGATATATTTGGGCAAAAGATCAACAGATTCAACCTGGACAACAGATAGATGGATCTGATATTCCAATGCTGGAACAAGCATATTTGCAGAAAACTCCTGTAGTAGTTAAGGAGGCCGATGGTAGTTCTTCGACTGTGCAGACTCCATCTGATATGCTGCAACGATTGAAAGAAGTCAAGATGTCAACTGCACAAGATCTATTGGCAGCTGGAAAAAATACTGACTGGATTTCAAAAGCAACTAATGTATCTCGCGACTCTCTAGAACATACAGCTTCTGTAGACCCTGTGCAAGATTTACTTGCACGTCAAACTGTAGCTCAAAAATATACACAAGATCTAATTCAACGCAAACTTTGGTCCAGTGCAAAAGGTGTTTACGACTTAGATACTAAACCCTCCTGGGCTAAAGTAGCTTACAACACAAAGGCATACCAAGATGCTAATGGAAATATCGTTAGTGGTATGGGCCGTATTGCGGCTATGCAAAAAGTTGCACAGATATCTTTCGATAATGTATTTGCGAAAGGTGTGGGCGACTCATCCATACTTGATAGATTTATCTCCATACCAAAACAAACACTTCTTAAAGCCAATAGATTTGGTAGCGGTCCTGGCTTTTTCCGTTTC